TGGTGAAAGGGACAACTACTTTTGTAGCTGTTTCCTCGGCTTTTCTTGTTGCTATAAATGTCACGGCTTTTTGTATGACCCGTGCTCCTGAGAAGAAGTTTTCTACCACAAATTCTACTCCTTTGTCTAAACTGCGTATCCTTAAACCTATATCTGTAGAAGAACACTCTAAACTTGAAGAGAAGAGTAATCCTGAAAAGGAACCATCTGATTCTTCTAGTGAAGAGAATAAAGTTAAGAAACAGAAGAAAAAGGATAAAAAGTTTAAAAAGCAGAAAAAGAAACAAAGGAAGCAGAAAATTGAGAAACACGTTGATGTGATTGAGGATTCGAAGGACCGCCGTCAAAGAAAGAAGGAGGTGAAGAAAGAAAAAACTCATCATAAGTGTGCACTCTGTGATAGAATGGTTGAAAATCCTATGTTCCAAAGATGTTCTGAATGTCAGAAAATTTGGAAGAAAGAGATTAATAAGAAAAAAGTTGAGAAGCATTCAAAGAAAAATAATGGTAAAAAAGAAGCAATGCCTAAAACGACTGAAAAGAAACCTGAAGTCAAGAGTACTTGTAAATGTGGTCTTCCAAAGAAGGAGAAGAAAGACATGTGTAAAAAATGTTTTACCTCTCTGAAAATGGCTGAGAGATTACACCATGAGGAAATTGATAAAAAGAAGAACACCAAGAAAGATATTAAAGTCAAACGTAAAGATAAGGAGTTCGAATCTAAAAAAGATGTCGATCCTAAAATTGCTGAGCGTGTAGATGAAATCTGTTCTGGACTCCAAAAACTTGAAAGGCATGGTCCTAATAGGCATGGAGGTAAGGAATGGAAAGTTCGATCTGGTGGAAGAGCTGGACGTCGTCGTGGAAAAAAATGGTGGGATGTTTATAATCAGCTTGAAGCTGAAAAAGAACCACACTATGACGATGAAACAAGTTCCGAGTCTGTTGATTATTCAGATGAGGATTCTTATGAACCAAGACAAAAAGGCAAAAAAACTTATGATTACTCTCCTTCAAAAGAACTCTACTCACCTTCATATAAGAGGGATAAAAAGTTTGAGAAAGATAAGGAATGGGGAGCATCAACTGATGACGAGCCTGACTTTGAGGAAGAGCCCGTTATTAAATTTCATTGCAAAAATAAGGTTAATCCTAAGCTTGAAAAAAGTTGTCCTTCAAAATTGGTAAAAACAGGTGATATTGTGCGTCATTGTAAGATCCCTGTTCCAGCAATTGGAAAGAATGTTGTTAAAGTTGGTACTGATAAAGAGACTGTGGGTTATGGTTATGTTGTTTGTGAGAGTGCTTTTGTTACTCCTTCACATTATAAAGGTATAACTCACGTTCATGTGAGAACCAACAACAAACTTGTGCCACATCCTTGTACAAAAGTTAAAGATCTCCTTGTAGAAGATGCATTGGAAGGTCTAACTTTGTATACAGTTACTGTGAAATTTAGTTTTTCTAAAATAGCTTTAGCACCTACTCCTGCTGAATTTCCTGGTATTATACTTAATTCCAGTTATTCACAAGTTAGCGCATGTGTATTGCAACCAAAAGGTATTATGAGTTACATCGCAGATTCAACTTTCGGCGATTGTGGCCAACCTATTGTAAATACTGACAAGAATGAAATTGTCGGATTTCATATTGGTGTCGACAAAACTAACCGTGTTGCTAGAGTTGCTTATGGAGTAGCTCTTTCCCCTTCTTTGCTTCGTGATCTCGATACCGAGATCAAGAAGCTGGGTTTCTAGAGACTCATCCAGTCTTTCCGGTAATTCAGATTCGCCCTGGTAAACCACCAAGAGATTTTAAAAATCTTGTGTATATAGGTAGAGTTATGGATAAAAAGCTTCGTGATAGGAGCCAATATTATCCTGATCTCAAACATATTAGTCCTAGTTTGTTGTTACATTCTAGTGACTCTTCTGTTGAGTTTCACTCTCAAATTGGTGTTGGGTATCAGTTAGCAAATCTGGGTTCACTGGATGAGTTTTATGACCGGTTAGCCAAGTATGATATAGACGATAAGCCACTCAATCGTAGTGTTGCACAACGAGCTATTAATCATTTTCTTGACCTAATTGGACCTTGCAAGTTTCTATCTCCTGAACAAGCTTATGAGTTGATGGATAAATCAGCCTCAATCGGGTTTGGTGCACAGCAAGAGAAAGTTAATCATCGAAACGACCCTAAGATGTTTGAGTATCTTATGGATTACGTGTATGCTAGTCTTGATAGAACGCATCATGTAGTTGTGTCTGCT